TTTTAATTTTTTATCTAAATTAGCTCCGGCTAAAGCCATTTTTTCAATTTCACCACCCGTCATACCCAATTCTTTTCCGATTTCTCTTAACTGACCTTTAGCTCCAGGTGCAATTTGAAAGTTACCATCTTTACCCAATTTAACAAATTGTTTACTCATTTCAGCAATTTGATTTTGTAATTCAGCGGGGTCATTTTGACCTAATTCCATCAATCTTAATGGGTCTAATAAATCACTTTGAGTAACACCTAATCTTTGTAAAGCAGCCGCAGTTTTAATTGCATCTTCAGGATTAAACATTTTGTCGGCTAAATCTAAAGTTTTTTTCATATCAACTCTTAACATTGTTGCCTGAGCCGCCATTTTAGCCAATCCTGTCACTCCTCCTTCGAAATTAAATTTGTTAAGGGCATCCATATTAGTGACAACTTTTTCTGACACCGCAGTAGCATTAACACCAAGTTCTCTCGCGACCTTCACAACATTATACATCTGCTCACCAGCGTCTGACGCCGAAATACCAACATCCGCCATAGCATTAACTATTTTAGTAACTTCTTGACCAGTAACTTTAAAAGCCGCATATAAACTGGTTGTAGTTTCTTGTGTTAATAATACATTTCTACCCAAAGATGATGCGGCTTGGGATTGTGTCTTTAATACATCATCAATATCACCACCTAACTTACGAACTGAAGTGACAGATTCGGTCATAGATTTCCGTATTGTATCAGACATACTTTGGGCTTGACCAAACTGTTTGAGCATTCTTGACGCAGCCTCATCTAAATTGAAAACAATCTCTTGAATGGCACCACCGTCGAGACCTGGAATATTGGAGCTTAAAGTTTCCTTTATTCCAGAATATTTTGGATTTAGGCTACTTCCGGCATCTGCAGCATTTGGTTCATTTAGCATATTAAATTAGTTTTTATAAATAAATACTCCAAACATCGTTTTTACACCATGTTTGGAGTATTTAATTCAATAGTTCGGTCTATTAAATATTTTCTGACATACGTAGGCATTGTTTGGTAATCAGAATAGGATAAATTTATCGTTTTTGTTAAATACAAGTATTCTTCTAAAATTAATTGTCTATGATTAGAAGAAAGGCCGAAAAAAGTCCACCCCAAAGGTAATCTCGAAAGATACCAATTCTCCTGATGGGGCGATTGCAGTTCTTTTAAGGTCCAATGAAGGTTGGTTGTCTCTTAAAAAAGTTCTTATGTATTTAGAGTCCATAATTGGTAATGTATCAATAAATGAACTTATTTTTGACCTATCAGTATTACCATCGACCTCAATTACGTGTTTTAATAATTTCAAAGTTATTTTAGGAAATTGTCTACCTTGTGGGTATTCTGATTCCATTTTGTCCAAATCAACAGTATCACTCAAATTTGTTGGTCTTAATTTTACTGTAACACCTGATTTTGGTAATTTAGTTGTAAATGTTCCATCCTCATCCGGTTTAAATTCAGTTTTTTTAATATTTAATTCGTCTAAAAGAATTGTTGTTGTAAATGGTTTATTTGTCTGAGGGTCAGTTAAATTAATAATATATTCTGGTCCAAAAGAAGTGTTTCTTAAAAATATTAATATAGCTTCAATATCACCATCTAAAAGTTCTTCAGGTCTTAAAGAATGTTCGTAAAGTTTATTTCTTAGTAAGGTCAAAATAATATTATCTGAAGTACGAGACGAACCTATCAAGTAATTTTCATCACTAGCAGTTAAATAACCAACTTTGACTGATTTAATTTTTGATTTATAAAAAATCCCCCCGGAGGGTAATTGAACAATGTCGTGAGGTAGAGTAAAATTTTCAGTACCCGCTTTTATTAAATTTGCATCCATATAATTTTCTTTTTATTATAAATAATAAGTAATGTTTTTTTTATATAAACATTAAATGATATATTTCCGCCTGATATTTCCACAACCATTTTTCTGTTGTCTTATATCCCGATTTACTATTAGTTGTGAAAAAAGTAAAATCCATACATTACCGTATTATACGATATATATATGGATTTTACCTTTGAGTGTAAAGGGTATGTTAAAAAATTAGTAAACGAGTATACATCTATCCATTCGTAATGAAGCTGAGATTGTCGCTAACTTATCGTCTGAGTAACCTAAAGTATTGAAATTGACATCATCTAAAAATGTTCCTTCGAATATCCATTTTTCAACAACTACACCTGTTGGGTCTAACATCTCAAGGTCAACATTCTTTTTATATCCTGCAGCATATCCCATTCTACCTGTAACAGACTCGGCACATAAACGAACCCATTCCATAAGAGCTTGTGATGCCGATGGTCCAATTGGGTCTCTAAAAGTAACATTTAGTTTACTCCAAGTAAAACGTCCTGCAACATATGTCTCAGTATTTAAGAAAGGTATCGCCACCGCGTTTATTGTAATATGAGGTCTAGCTGCCGCTTCAACAAACCACTCATTAATACCTAACGAAGATGGAAATCGCACAATAAAACGATTATTTCTTTTTGGTTCATACGGTATGGGCATTTTCATTAATAAATCAGCCATTGTCTATTTGTTTTTAATTTTTATTTTTTTATCTTGTTTATTATAAATATTACCTATTTAATTTTTTTCTCTTGACTTTTAGAATTAAATTTTCTATCATTCTAGAAATCCTAGTTATTATAATTAATTATTTAATAGTTTTTATTTATAATAATTATTTTAATATTCTTTTTTAATTCCTCCTGCTGTTGAATATACTGTAACTATATTATCTGGGTCGTTCTCAAAATCTTTTTTTATAGTTTCCGCGTTTTTTAAATCGTCATCCGAAAAACCTACTTTTGGTACAAAATAATTACTTATCTTATTTTTTAAGAAAGCTTTTTTCTGAATATAATCAGACATTTCCCTAACATAATTAACAAACTCTCTTACTGCTATTTTTTTTAATGGTTCTACTTTAGCGGCCGACCCTTGTCCGTAAGTTACTGGATAAAATTTACATAAATCCAAATATTCACGAATCATTTCTCTTTTAGATAATTTTTCTTCATCCGCTAAATCACGATATTTTTCTAAATTTCTAACCAATTCATTAGAATCTATACCATTCATATTTGAAACAATATAGTTATAAACACCTTCTTTTAATACTGATGGTGTGTGTCCTCTTGCAGTTACAATAGCTAAGATTGAACCATTATTAATCGCCTCTACAAAGTCAGGCCAAGCCGCTGCCGGTTTAGCCGTCATAGCATCGACAATAAATTGTTTATCACCTTTAACACCAAACCATTTATAAGCATCTTTATCAAATCCAACAATTGTATGTCCATCAAATTCAAATGGTTCTTTACCAATTTCTTCTCTGTAAGTTGCAAAATCTTCAGTAGACATTCCTACAGTATCCCCTTCTTCGTCTTTTAACAATATTTTAGTTGGCATTGAAACAATGTTATCATCCCAATCAAAAGCGTAATATTTTTCATCTGGAGCACCAAACTCATCAATACCTTCGAGTATTTTAGTTTTTAACATATTATAATTATAAGGCTTAATTATGACTCACCATAAGATGAGTCATAATTTTATTTATTATATATTCTCAAAAGAAGCTCCCGCCGGAGTAATATAGAATGTAATGTCTATAAATTCTAATGATTTAGTTGGTTTGATATAAATCTTACCTGTCATTTGATTTCTGTCTAAATCAGCTGCGTCTGACGAAACTGTTACACGGAAATCATATAAACCTCTATCTCTTCTGATAGCATCTAAGATAGGATTAACCGCATCTAAGAAATCTTGTCTTACTTTTTGGTCGTTTTGTTCAAACAATAATCTTACAGATACTGCCGAAATCAATTTACGAGCTTGAAGTAATAATCTTCTAACATTTATTCTATCAAGTGCTGATTGAGCAATTTGTAGAGTTTTATTACCCCAAATTACTGTTCCAACATCAGAGAAAGTTGCAATTGGATTAAGACGACCTTGGTAAAGAGTATCTCTATCTTCTTGAGTAAGTTTCTTTCTCGCTTTGATTGAATTTACAATACCTCTTGTATAACCTGCCGCAGCGAACCAAGGGAATGCGATGTTATCGGTTAATGCTAAGTTTCTCATAACCTCAGCTGTTGGTGGTAAGTAGATTTGTGTATTATTTACACTATCTCTTGTTAACACCCAAGGATAATAAGTTGCCGTATAGTTAGAATCAATACCCGTTTCTTCTAAATTATTTACCGCCTCTTGTGGGTAGATTA